GCTGTATCACTATGCTCTGAATATTTTCCTTGAATAGTGAAATCACACATTACCGGTTCGCCTACTTTAAATTGAAATTTAACATTACCGGCGCAACCTAGCATTGTCTTCCTGAATCCATCGATATACATAGCAATGCTTCCAGTAACAAAAGAACTTGATAATGGTACATAAATATTGCTATTGCCTACATCTAACGTTTCTGAAAAACCGCACATTCTTAAAAATGGAGTTATTGGTAGCGTAGTCCCCCTGCTGCCTGCGATAGGCCCCATTAATTCAGCCTTAAAAGTTAATCCCATTTTTCTTGCGCCTGGCTCAGAAGCAAATCTTGACATGTGCTTTACAACTGGATTTCTTTTAAATTGGCCGATTTCCGGATCCATAATCGGATCATAAGCTAATATCGTGGCATTAGCAGCCGTTAACGTTTCTGCTGTTCCGCTAACGCTTTCTACAGCGCCGGCGAGTTGTGCAATCTTTGTTATCTTAGAACTCATGTTACCCTCCTTTAAATTATCCTATCAGTTATAGTTATATAGATTTCAGCAATATGGCAAAGCACACTGCCCAATTTTCCTATTTTTAATTCTCCGTTGATCGGATAATGTACCCTATTTGCTACACCGCCAAGAGTAGGATCCGCAATAAAATCTGATACTATCGCTTCAACGATATCCTGGAATGTCTTTTCTGTGGCCAAACTATCGAACATTGAATAAAACCCGCGGATAATAAAAGTATGAGTTTTATCCTCTACTTCATTCGGAGCGCCGTGGCCATTTGCGGAAAAAGAAATTCTTTCTATTTCCCAAGTATTTACCTTAGAATCCTTAATGAATAAATCCTGGTATGTAGTCCAATCATTGCAGAAACGTTTATAATCGTAAACATTCTCTACACCAGAAATTGCTTCCAGTTTAGTTTTTATTTTTGATCGAACTAGTGCCAATGACATTTCGTAATAAGGGGAGGATAGACTACGGGCAAGTACATTTCTATCTCCGCCTTTCCGTATTTCTCTTTGTCTGGGGAATTACCTGTTAATGATATCTTGAAGGGTGCGTTAGCATCTCTTCATTCCAGGTAAGCGCCATATCCAGATCCTTGACCACAACTCCTACGGAGGCCGGCGCACTGCCTTTTGCTTCTTCACCGATACCCATTAAGGAATTATATGTGGCTATTTTTTCTTTGGCTAATT